GGTTCAATATCGACCATCATATCGACATTGAAAGGTTTTTTTCTTTGCATTTGCTTTGCTGATAATCCAGCTCCGACTTGGGAAGAAGTTCTTTTTTTCCTTGAGGACATATTAGAAGTGCGTTGTTTTCTGAGGCTTTACTTTTGAACCAGGCATCTTGCTGACTTTGTGAAGGATTTCATTCCATCCCCCATCAGTTCTACTATAAACGTCACCTACGGCACTCACGGCAGAAGCGACACCAGCAGACCAATCTTTATCCCATTCGGGATTATCTTTTCTCCACTGATCATAATCAGCGACAGACATAACAAGTTCCTGTGTTTCCCCAGTTTCTAAATGTTTAACAGGATAAATGGGCATAGTTATTTCAATTCGTAAATATTTATTGGGTTGTAATAATTTTTTTATGGTTGTTAATTTGTAATGCTGCACTAAACTTTAACGGTCTAGCAGTACACATGTTACATATTTGTTCTGGTTTACTAGAGTTATCACAGAATTTTACCAGATCTTCATCACTACAGTCAACTGGTAGTCCATCTCCAAGAAAAGGTTTCCAACAGTCATCCTCTAGTTGTTCAGTGACATAAAGAAGTTCCTTTAAGAATGCTGCATTAGGGCATTTCCAAAGTTTGCCGTTGTATAATTGTGTATTGGAGCAAGAACACATCTCAAAACTTTGTTTGATATTATTGTGCCCATATGGATAAACTTTTCCATTGCTCTGTTTAATAGAATTAAACCAACGATCTTTTCCATCATGATGTTCTGTAACAAGAACCTTAGAACTTTTTACCTTATTGATATTATCAATAACTTCTGGAGTATGAACACTAACCCGTAGAGACATTCCAGGATATTTTTCTAAATCTTCTTCAATCCATTTTCTATTTTCTTCATTAAGAAGAATACCATTAGTGTAAAGATACACTGTCTCTTTGTGCTCTAGACAAGCGTGTAAGATGTCTCTACAACGTGGATTGAGTAAAGGTTCCCCACCAATAACTGAGACACGTTCTACATCTATCCTAGGTAAAATTACATGGATATCTTCGATAAGTTTATCCGTATCTAATTTGCTTCCAGGAGCAAAGTAATTGCTAAAGTGATTACATCCTTTACAACTTAAATTGCAACCAATCGTTGCGCTAACATCAAGAATTTTTAATTTTGGGATTGTGATAGGCAAGGTACGCAGCTCCTATAGAAGTTCCACCGTCATGTGCAATTGGTTCAACATACATTTTAACATCTTCTGGCAATTTTTTGCGAAGATTATAGTTAACGACACAGTTCAAAAAACATCCTCCAGACAAAACAATATTCTTACATTTAGTTTTCTTTAGTGCAATCTGTACAAGTTCTAATGCACGGTCTTCCCAAAGCGTTTGAATTGTGTATGCAGCATCTTCTTTAGACTTCTGTACAAGATCATTTAGATCGACTTTATTAAATCCATATGCAGATAATCCCATAACTTTTCCAGCTTCATCTGGTCCAAATCCACAAAACTTTGATACATCTTCAAACATTTTACCAATGCCATGCTCAGAATTTTCCCAATATTTTTTGTGAACTATTTTCCAATGAAATCTATTGCTGGTCTTGGCATGAAAAATAGATTCAATTTCCAATTTATCAGCAACATTAGATCCATTACTGTCTACAACAATACAGACAGCTTCATCAAATCCAGAATTATAAAACCCACATGCAGCATGAGTAAGATGGTGTGACTTTCTGTAATCAATATGTTTGGCGCTAGGGAATGACCGTTTAAATCTTGCGATATCCCTAGCGGTAATCATATTCTTCTCAGGAAGAACCCAATGAGCATCAACTGTTGCGATAACATCCACATCAGCGACATAATTTACTAGATCCTTAACAGCATAATCATATTTTTTTCTTGTTATACGTTCTGCTTCCAAATAAAAATCTATTTGCCCATCTTTCAATAGACAAATAGATCCATTATTAGAAAGATTTATTCCTAAAATATTCATTTTACGATTAACTTTTGTACTTCAGGAAAATAAAGATACTTAATATCACTATTGTGAAATGTTCTTAAAGCATCTTCTGGAGTTTCTACTAATGGTTCTCCAGCAAGATTGAATGATGTATTAAACAGAATAGGAACATTAGTTTTTTCATAAAAAGCACTGATTAAATTATAATAATGCTCATTCTGTTCCTTTGTGACTGTTTGAATTCTGCAGGTCTTATCTACGTGCAATATTGCAGGAATAAATGGTGCAGTTTCAATATATGCATCTACAGCATACATCATAAATGGACTTTCTTCTAGTCCTGCCATATCAAACCATTGATTAGCGTATTCTTTTAAAATCGTCCCTGCAAAAGGTCTGAACGCTTCACGCCTTTTAATCGTATTAACATGATCCTTTCCATTTGGATCTCTAGGGTCATATAAAATAGATCTATTTCCTAATGCTCTAGGACCAGCTTCAGATCTTCCTTGAAAGATAGCGACAATATTTTTGTTGCTAATAAGACTAGCAACCTGATCATATGTGGTATCTAAACCTTCAATATGAGAAAGATCGTAACTTGGTCCTAAGTATAATGTTTTCATAGATGTTTTTTTATCCGAAACTAACATTGCAGATCCAAATGCATGTCCACCATCATAAGACAATGGATCAGCGTATAAATTTATATCCAATGATTTTAGCACATTATAATTAGAAACACAATTCAAAAAGAAACCACCAGATACAACTACATTTTTCTTACCAGAAAGTTCTACTGCCTTTTTAATCATGTATAGTGTATGATTTTCTGCAGACTTTTGAAGATTATATGCTAGATCTTCTTTTGCAGTTTCTTTGCCATAATATTTTGTCCATCCATTATCATCTCTAGGATGAATATCTTTACTACAAAAACTATGACCACACTCTTCATTAAAAAGATTAACTACGCCAGAACCATACGCAGATAACCCCATTGTTTTTCCTGCTTCAAGTTCATCAAATCCACAGTATGCAGAAACACATCTAAATGCTTGCCCAAGACTTACTCTATTACTGAATAAATTAATGCCATCCCAAAAAGGTTCTTCAACCTTTTCACACAAAGACCGATTATAAAAACAAGAATAATGTTTAAATAGAGGAATAAATTCTCCATCTACAACATTGTAAATACTTTCTATTTCGCAAAAAGATATACTATTCTTTTTAAGAACAGATCCTTTGCCATCCATCACAACACAAACAGCATCATCAAATCCAGATCCATAAAAAGCAGATGCTGCATGACATTCATGATGTCTAGTAGAAAAATCTAAAATCTTTTTTACTCCTTTAGAGTATAAAAGTTGATCTAACTTTTTTTTATAGGATCGTTTTTCAAGATTATAATTTATGTTGTATTTTGTAAAGCAATCAGAATAAACTGCAACATCAATTGTATCGTCTACATACTTTTCACACAAAGCATAAGCACCAACATCACGCTTTTTTCTAGTAACTCTTTCTTCTTCAAGATAGAATTCTAATTCACCATTATTAATGATTGCAATTGATCCATTCTTTGCAAGATTTATTCCAAGAACTTTCATGCCCATTCAAGTGCTTCAGATACCACAGGAAACTGTTCTACAAATACTTTCTTACATTCGTTTGCAATATCCATATGCTCTTTCTGAGTTCCATTTGCAGAACGAAGATTGATATAGTGTATCCAAGAACGAACACTACCAGACATATAAATGCGTGTAGGAGTTGCAAGAGGAAGAACAAAGCGAGCACATTCTTTAGCAACACCTTGACTTAGAAGGAAATTATAAACGTCTTGTGCATCTTTGAATAGATCTTGGATCATTTTATTCATCACAAAAACTTTGTCTTCCTCCAAATCGTCAATAGAATTCTGACGGTTCTTGGTATCTTGACGGCGAAGTTCTGGAATTGGAATTTCAGTCGCTAAAAGATTAGTGTCTGCATAACGTTGAGAAAACTCTTGATACGTAAACGAACGGTGACGCAGAATTTGTGCTGCAATACCACGATTGGTTTCAATCTCAAGTGTCATAAATGCCTGCTCAAATACAGACCAATGATTGTGCTTAATACAATAACGTAACAAGCCTGCATAGTTTTCATTATCTTGATTTGCTGGATTAGAAACCCTAGCAACATATGCCATTGTTTGTTCTGCATCTGGCGTTACACTAATCAATCGTACTGTCATTGTTTCCAAATCCTTTTTTCTTTTTCTTGTTAAATTTCTTTGTTGCTAATCCTAAGATGGCATCATCTAAAGCTTTCCTCATATACAAAAGTTCAGCATCAGAGTATTTCCAAGGTTGTTCTAGTGCTTTCTTGACCAGACGAATTGTTTCCTTGTAACGCATTTGATGTTACCTCCTGTACTAATTATACCAATAAAAAAGGGGGAAGTCAATTCCCCCGATCAATCATCCAAGAGTTGCCATATGATATTGGGCTTCTTGGAGTTTCTTTTGTTTTTGAATTTGTCTACGAATAACATTCAACCAGTTCATTTTGCTACCTCCGAATTTTTACATGGGCGATAGGCAACTCCACGATATGTGTTTGTTGCATGTGCTGGAGAATGGGTTTCCGAATACCATTGACGGTATTCTTCTTTTGGAACATCAGTATTATACTGACATCCACGATAAGTTGCAGTAGTCATTTTGTTTCTCCTGAATGAATGGATTTTTAGGCCCGTTCCTTCAGCCGTTTGCGTCTATGCCGCACTTCTTAGGGGAAACCCTTACAAGTTCTGCAATAATTTGTTGTTTCACTATAGTAGGATAATAAGAATTGTTCACCCTACTAACTAGTTGTCCAAATTGCAAACAAGTAATTAGAACTGCTTCCATAGATGAACGCTCCGTTCCGCGACTTACTTGCGTCTCCTGATGGAGATGAACGTAGACACATTATAGCGTCTATACACTATCTAGTCAAGTATTTTTGTATAATTTGTTACTTATCTCTCCAAACAATTTCTGGATATGCTTGCTCAACAACACTTCTAGTGATGCGATACTTTGATTGTAATTCTTTATCTTTTACCAAAGTAACAATTTCTGCTTCATCAGCATGAAGTGCTTCAAGAAGTTGAACAAA